ACAAGCTGATGACCCGACACCAGACCAAGTTCTTCGAGAACGGTGCCACGCCGAACATGGTCGTCAGCATGGACGCTGCCGTAAGCTTCGATCAGTTCAAGAAGTTCAAGGAGCAGATGAAGCTCGAACATCGGGGCGTCGAGAACGCGTACAAGACGCTGACGGTGGGCGGAGGCGCGGACATCACGGTGGTCGGAGCGGACTTCCACCAAATGGCCTTCACCGATACGATGGGCAGGGGCGAGACCCGGTTGGCGGCTGCTGCTGGCGTGCCTCCGGTCATCGCTGGATTCAGCGAGGGCCTGCAGGGGTCCAGCCTCAACGCGGGCAACTACAAGGCTTCTTGGCGCAGGTTCACAGACGGCACGATGGCTCACCTCTGGGCCAACATGTGCGGCAGCCTGCAAGAAATCTTCCCTCCGCCCGACACAGGGTCGCGGCTGTGGTACGACACGAGTTCGGTGCCCAGCCTGCGCGAGGACGCGCTCGACGCGGCCAACATCCTGAACACCAAGTCGCAAGTCATCCGTCTTCTGTCGGACGGCGGGTGGAAGCCTGACGCGGTGGTCGACGCCGTTTCGGCTGAGAACCTGGAACTCCTCAAGGGCAGCCACAGCGGTTTGCTGTCCGTGCAACTCCAAGAGCCGGGAGCCGACAAGGCGGAGACTCCTCCGGCAGACAACCCCCAGGAGGGAACGCAAGATGGCAACGACGCTAACGCATAACGGCCTCTGCCGAGAGGCGACCTTCGAAGTTCGTGATGCCGAAACGGTCGACGGCGGCGACGGTCTCACGCTTAGTGGCTATGCTGCGGTGTTCGGCCAGGGCACCGAGATCGACTCGTGGGAAGGCACGTTCACCGAGGAGATTCGGCAGGGCGCTTTCAAGAAGACGATCCGCGAGCGTCAGCCCGTGATGCAGTTCGACCACGGACGCCACCCCCTCATCGGCAGCATCCCTATCGCCTCCATCCGCGATCTGCGCGAGGACCCCGAGGGTTTGTGGGTCGAGGCGCGTATGACCGATAACTGGCTGATCGAGCCGGTTCGGATGGCAATATCTGACGGCAACATCAGCGGCATGAGCTTCCGGTTCGACGTCGTCCGCGAGAAGTGGTTCGACATCTCCGGCAAGGAACTGCGCGACCCCAGCGAGATCGCCGAACTCCTGTGGGCCCCTGGCGACCGGGGACCCCTTCGACGCGAGCTGACCGAACTGCGGCTGCACGAGCTGGGACCGGTCGTCTTCCCTGCCTATCCGCAAACGTCGGTAGGGGTTCGCGCGAGGGAGGTGGCGTCGGCGCTGCGCGAGACTCCCAACCTTGTTCGCAGCGTCCGGCAGAGCCTGGCGACCGACAGCGGTCGGCTGTTCGAGACGATCGGGGAGGACGAGGATCTTCGCAGGCAGGTCGCTAGTGTGGTACTATGGGGTGCAGCAGCCCCACAGGGGCAGCGGGAGAAGGCCGAGCCGTCCGACGAGGACACCCAGCCGACCCGCACTGACGCGCCGCTCTCCAATGAGCACCCGTCGACCGTGACCACGCCGGAAGACACCGACGACAAGCGCCTTATCGCCAGGGACACTCTGGCCAAGCTGCGTGAGTACGTCGACTCGATTCAACCATTGGAGACGCGCTAAGATGGAACTTAGCCACCCGCAGTCGGTCATCCGACTGCAGGACATTACTGCCGAGCTGGAGCGGCTCGGTGCCATCGACTCTCCGACTCCCGAGCAGGAGCAGCAGTTCGACGAGCTGACTCGCGAGTTCGCCCAGACCGACACTCACCGGAGGCGGCTGGAGAGGACCGCTGCCCTGGAGCGGGTGCGCAGTGCGGCCACCGCCACGGATCGCGTTCCCACCGCCCTCCAGCTTCGTACGGAGCGTGGTGTGGGCGGCAGCGACCACGGCGACGACTACGACCGCGACCCTATCCTCAACCCGGACGACATCCGGTCGGGCCGATTCCGCAATCCCTGGGACCTGAGCGAGGTGCGGACCTTCAGCCGCTCCCGCGAGGAGGTCACACAGGAACTGCGGGCCAGGGCGATCTCCGCTGTCGACAAGATGAGCGGCGCGAACGACAAGATTCGAGCGGCGGCCACCGACATCCTGGAGGCGTTCGACGACAAGGACGGCTCGATCGCTCGGATGTGCCTGGCGACCAGCTCGCCTGAGTACCTCAGGGCGTGGCAGAAGGTCGCAACCGGTCGAGGTCACCTGGTCTCCCAGGACGAGCAGCGCGCCCTGGAGAGGGCGATGTCGCTGACCGACGCCGAGGGCGGCTACCTCGTGCCGTTCCAGCTCGACCCGACGCTGGTCCTCACCTCGACGGGCACCCGCAACCCGATCCGCGAGATCTCCCGCAAGGTCGTCGCCACGGGCGACGTCTGGAACGGCGTCAGCGCCACGGACGTTACGTGGAACTGGCGTCCGGAAGAGGAAGAGACCACCGACAACTCGCCGACCTTCGGCCCGCTGGCGATCCCGAACCACAAGGCCAACGGCTTCGTCCCGATCTCGATCGAGGCGATGGGCGACGCCAACAACGTCACCAGCGAGGTCGGTCGGCTGCTGGCGCGCGGCAAGGACACGCTCGAAGCGACTGCTCTGACCGTGGGCACGGGCATCAACCAGCCCACTGGAATCGTGACGGCTCTCGTGGCGTCGAGCCCGACCCGGATCATCACGGCGGCTGGCGAGACGTTCTCTCTGGCGGATCTGTACGCGCTCGATGTGGCCCTGCCGTCCGACTTCCGGTCGGGTGCGGTGTACCTGGCCAACCGGGCGATCTACAACATGATCCGGCAGTTCGACACCGCTGGCGGTGCGAACCTGTGGGAGCGCATCGGCGCGGACGTTCCGCCCCAGCTCCTGGGTCGTCCGGCCTACGAGGCCGAGAACATGGATGGTGCGTGGAACCCGGCTGTTACCGCCGAGAACTACGTCATGATCTACGGCGACTTCGAGAACTACGTCATCACGGACCGCATCGGTATGACGGTCGAGTTCATCCCTCACCTGATGGGCCCGAACCGCATGCCGACCGGTCAGCGCGGCTGGTACGCGTACTACCGGGTCGGTGCGGACAGCATCAACGACAACGGCTTCCGGATGCTCAACATCCACACCACGCTCTAACCCCACTAGCTAGGTGAGAGCGGGTTGTCCCCACCGACCCGCTCTCACCTTGACAGATAGGAGCAGTGGGAATGGCCATCAAGCGAGCGAAGAGCCCGTTCGGCTACATGGACCGTGAGACCGGAACTCCCCGCGTAGTCAACCCCGGTATGTTGCTCGACGAGAGCGACCCTGCGGTCGCCGCGTACCCCGACCATTTCGAGGACGTCGAGACCTACGTCGCCAACCGGACGCAGCAGAGACAGCGCAACGTCGAGGCTGCTACGGCTGCTCCCGGCGAGCACCGTACGCGGACCGAACCCGAGAAGCCCGCGCGTCGCAGTCGGTCGGCTGCCAAGAAGGACTCGACCGAAGAGGAGCAGGCGCAGCAACTGGGACTGGTCGACCCGGATGCTACTGACTGAGCCGGTAGCGTTCATCACGGAAGCGGAACTTCTGGCCAAGTTGAACAAGTCGTCGACCACCCCTATCGACGAGTTCACACTGTATGTCCAGACCGCGTGCGCGATGATTCGAGACCGAATGGGCGAGGTGTCGCCGGTCGAGGCCCAGGACCTACTGGAGCCGCGTTGGGGTCAGCGGACGGTCGTGCTGGAGCACACCCCCGTGATCTCGATCACCTCCGTCACCGACTCTGTCACCGGACTACCGATTCCGGAATGGGCAGCTCCCACGGAGGGGTGGCGTCTCGAATCGGTCGAGGGCCTGCTACGCCACTCTCTCCGGTGGACGAACCGCGCCGTTGTCGAGTACGTCGCCGGACGCGACCCCACCCCAGCGAATTACCGCATGGCGGCGTTGGACCTGGCAGCGCACCTGTGGAAGGGCTCGCAGCAGAACAGCGGCGGCGGTCGGCCTCAGGTCGGACAGGAAGGGTCGGTTGTTCCCGGCACCACGTGGGCCTTGCCTTACTCGGTTCGGCAGACGTTGGGGCTCGACAAGCGGCCGAGACGGGATGTGTGGGTCGGATGAATTCCGTCAGTCTGGTGCCCGACACCATCGATCGGCTGGTTCTACTGTTCACTGACGTCCTGGCTCCGGAGCAGACTGACGAGCACCCAATTCAGGTGCTGGACGGTCAGCCCGTAACCACCACCGAGGACGATGTGGTTGCGGTCGGCTTCACGGGCGATTCGAATGAGCCTGCCGTCGAGGTGACCCGCACGCGGGAGCAGCTTACAGCCGACCCCGACCGGGAGTCGTTCGAAGTCGTATGCTTGATGTCGAGCTGGCGGGGCGACGACTCGATGAAGCAGGTCAGGGACCGAGTGTACTACTTCCTGAGCCTGATCAACGACGCGTTGATGGAAGACCCGACCCTCGACGGGCTGGTGGCGCGGATCAACCTTCGTACCGAGGCGCTGGCGCAAGAGCAGACCTCTGAGGGACCCGTAGCGACCATCCGGTTCGTGGTGGGCGTCGACGCGTACACCAAGCGGAGGCTGTGATGGCGCGATCCAACACCGATAGCCTGCGCGACCTGATCAGGGACATGGGCAAGATGCCTGTGGAGGTGCGCAAGCTGGTCCGGCCCGCCCTGCGCGCGAGTGCCAAGCAGCCGCTCCAGAAGGCCCGCGCGAACGCGTCCTGGTCGTCCCGGATACCGCAGGCCACCCGGATCCAGGTGAACTTTTCGAAACGTGCTCCAGGCGTCGCGCTGGTGGTCAACAAGAACAAGGCCCCCCACGCTCGCGCCTACGAGAACGAGGGCAAGCCCGGTTATTTCCGTACGCCGCTGTTTGGTAACCGAGACCAATGGTTCCAGCACAGAGCCCGACCGTTCTTCTATCAAGTCGGCCCGCCCTGGGTCAAGGAAGTCGACGCCGCTGTGGGCGATGCGGTGGACAAGGTATCCAGACGTAACCAGTTCAGATAGGAGAACCGTGGCTAACCTGCCAACCTACTCAGCGACTCGCGTGGGCCTGCGGCTCGACACGCTGTTCACATCGGCCTCTGGCGGAGGCGACACGTGCGAGACCGGTACCGGAAACCTGCTGCTGGTCAAGAACGGCGGGGCGACCACCCCTACCGTCACCCTGGCCACGCCCGAGACCATCGACGGTCTGGCTCTGGCGGATCGGGTGGTGACGATCCCCGCGAACGCCACCCTGTTCGCGATTCCCGTGACCGACCGGTATCGGGACCCGACCACGGGTCGAGCGACCATCACCTACTCGGCGGCCACCGACCTGACCGTTCTGTCCCTCCGGAGGTAATCGTGGAGAGAGTGTACATGCGGCATCCTGCCCTGGAGGACAGGGAACCGGTAGAAGTCCCCGTTTCCGCTATCCCGTTCCACGTGAACGCGGGGTGGGAGGTAGTGGAGGCTCCGGGGGAGGGTGGCGTGCCCGAGGCCGAGGAGAAGCCCATCGCCGAACCTCGTAAGCGGCCCAGCAGGGCGGCTGTCGACGAAAAGAAGGAGGACGGTAACTGATGGTCGCTACTCCGATCGCAACAGTGGACCGGTATTTTCCGACCGGTATCACCAAGTACTACTGGCTTCCG